CTGGTAACCTTAGTAAGTTTGTAGATATGTTGGGCGAAACACAACCAAATAACTTTACAAACAATCCCATATCGGGAATAAGGATTTACTATGCCATATACTGGAGCTTCTGCACCTTCCGTAGGTACAACTTCGTCTGCAACTCTTAGTCGTGATGTATATCTTGATACATTACAAGCGTTTACTCGTAATTTGATTTTTGTTCCTTACTTGTATACACAAACAATTCAAAATGGTACTGGTGGTCAGTTCATTATTGAAGGTAAAATGGATGCTGCTGATAACAACATTGCATCATATTCTGCTGGTACACAAGTTAACGTAACTGCTGGTACTCAAGACCAACGTATTATTAACCTTGACCGTCCCCAGTATGAAGCACGACGTATTGACCGTTTCGATGAGTCTGTTGCTAGATATGATGTAATTGCTATGCAAGTTCGTCAGATGAGTGCTAACTTGGCTGCTAAGGTTGACCGTAAATGTGCTGCTGCTATTGAAGCTGCTTCTCTTGCAACTGGTTTAGCTGGAAACGGAAATGGTTCAGTTGTTGTTAATGCTAAACTTCTTGGTGGTGCTTCTGCTGCAACTACTCCATCTGCTCTTGGTGATGAACTTGCTGCATCTATCTTCGCTGCTGCTGCTGCTATTCGTGCTTCAGACGATATGGGTGATGCTTATGTTGCTGTTAACCCTCAACAATACTCATTCTTGGTTCAATCTGCTCGTGCTACTTATGGTGAGTATATGGACGGAAACAACGGTGGATACAACACTGGTAAAGTAATGATGATTGGTGGAGTTACTGTTCTTCAGACTAACCAACTTCCTTCTACTGCTGGTCTTATTGGTTTAGTATTTACTAGCCAAGCTGCTGGTCTTGTTAAGTTGTGGGACGTTCAGTCTAAAATCTCTGAGCAACCAGATTTCTTGGATGCTAAATTGATTACTGCTTCTTTCTCTAACGGTGTTGGTACTCTTCGTGCTAACTCAGCTGTATCAATCAAGAACGTTTGATTATACTTTAAGTACCTTCTTCGGAAGGTATTATAAATTATAAGGAGCTTCTATGGCATATATCCAAAACGAATACGACTCAAGCAAGTTGCTTCTAACTGCTATCAATGTATTGCTACAAACAATTAATGAATTACCTATTGAGTCTGATACTGACTTGGCTAACTCAACTACTGGACAACTAGCAGAGATGGTTCTACTTGAAGTCAAAAAAGCTGTACTAGCTGGTGGATGGGATTTTAATACAGATGAGGGATATGAGTTTCCAGTTGATTTAACTGGAGAAATTGCTATACCTATGAATGTATTAGATATAACAGCATCAAGTGATAAGAAGATTATTATGAGAGACTGGAGACTATACGACAAGACTCTGTTTACTAATAAGTTTGAAGAACCAGTTCCTTGTGATGTTATCTGGGATATGGATTTCAATGCACTAACTCATCCTATTCGCCACTACATTACTATTAGAGCAGCTAGAATATTTCAGGCTAGAACTATTGGGGATACAGCTTCATACTCATACACAACAAAAGATGAAGAAGATGCTTTTGTATCAGCTAAGATGAGTGAAAGTAGAACTGGTAAATACAATATGATTAACTCATCATTTGGTATTCAGATGAAAGGGAACAGATAATGGCTCTAGTCCATAATAACCTACTCAGTATCTTCTCTGGGGTAAGCAAACAATCACTTGACCAAAGATTGCCAAACAATTGCGAGGAGATGATTAACGCATATCCTACAATCTCAAGTGGTGTTAGACGTAGAAATCCTACAGTACAAGTAAATACAAACACTCTTATAGAAGATAACCAATTCGTTCATAGCTACGACAGAGGATTGGCTGGAGAGTCATCCGAGCAATACATCATTACGATTGATAGGGTTAATGGTCTTAGGGTTATGGATGCTTCTACTGGACAGTATAGAACTGTGACGTATAGTGGTAGTGCATTGAAGTATCTTGAGTCATCTAATCCAGAGGTAGGGTTCTCAGCACTGACTATTAAAGATACTACATTTATAGCCAATAAGGATATTATTCCTGAAATTATAGGAGATGGAACTACAACTACATTTAACTATAAGTCAATTAATGTATCAACTACTGGATATAGTTCTGTATATTCAACATTAGATTCTACAGCTGTAGATAACAATATATCGTCAATTAAAAAGAATTTAGCTCCAGCAAGGATAAAGACGTATACTGGACTAGCTCCAGCATATATTAGTGTTGAAGTTCTACCAGATGTACAAAGAAGACAAAAAGTATATAATAAAGTAGTATATGCAGACTCAGCAGAAGGAGCTACAACAACTATTGTAGTTGATGGAGCAAGCATAGTATACAAAACATCAGTATCTCAAGTTGGATTAAACTATTATCCTGAGTCTATATTTGAATATAGAACAAACATTTATTCATTGCTAAGTGGCAAGTTAGATAAAAGTAAATATAGAGTTCTACTTGGAACAAATGGAGCAATAGAGATATATAAAATTGATGGAACTGCAATAACAACAACAACATCAATTACGTATCCATCAGACGTAACTGCTACTCCTCCAGCTATGTCACAAGATATTCAATCATGGTCTGTTGTATCATCTGCAAATTTAGGCTCAGATGCAATAGTTAATGTAACGTCATCAACATCATCTGGTAAAACTTCCAATGCTTCAACGTATGATAAAGAATCGTATATATGGATTAAGTACGCAAGTGTAGACCCTGCTTTCCCATATTCATACACTTGTACTCTATATAATACAGATGGAACTACAATCAGCTCACATACATATAGTGGAATTAACTCTGATACTATTGCTGCTAGTTTTGCTACTTGGGCTAATGGACTAACTGGATTTACTGGTGTATCAAGTGGAGCTATCGTAAAGATTAAACGTACAAGTGGAGCAGACTTCACTATCGTTATGAGTGACAGTTATGGTAATCAGGGTAGTTATGCTTGGAAGGGTGTTGTTACTTCTATGGGAGATTTACCTAAGCATTTCCCATATAAAGATACTATCGTAAAGGTAGATGGTATTCAGCGTAATGATGACGTTGCATATTGGGTAAAGTATAATGGAACTCAATGGGCTGAGTCTATTGACCCAACAATGAATAATGTGATACTTGACTCATCTATGCCACATAAGCTAGTGCGTAATGCTGACTTTACATTTACGCTATCATCTATTGAATACGATGATATCCTAGTTGGAGATGCAAACTCACAAGCAATTCCAGAGTTCATTGGCTCTCCTGTTAAAGACTTATTCTTTGTGAATGGTAGATTTGGTATCTTAACCAAGAATGGTATATCGCTAAGCCAACAAGGTGAGTTTACTAACTTCTTCAGAACAACAGTATTGACCATGCTGGATGATAGTGCTATTACTACTTACATTGATAGCAATAAGTCTGTTGGTCTTGAGTATGCTATAGAGATGCAAGGCTCTATTGTATTGTTTGGTGATAAGCAGCAGTTTGTTATTGATGCTACAAAAGGTATTACTCCATCTAGCCTTACAGTATCTCCTATATCTGGGTATGAGATTAATAAAGCAGTTAGACCTATTTCTATTGGAAACTTTATCATATTTGCTTCACAAGTTGGTGACTACTCATCATTAATGGAGATGAGCTTAGAGACATTAACAGCTAATATTAGAGCCACTGATATATCATCCCATGTTCCAAACTATATTGATAAAGATTTAACAACACTAGTTGGCTCAGAGAGAAATAGCTGTATATTCTTAAGAAGCAAAACAAATAGAGACACAATATATGTTTGGAAGTATCATTTTGAAGGAAATGAGAATAAGCAATCAGCTTGGAGTAAATGGGTATTTAGTTATGATATATCTTCTATTGTTTCATTTGACAGATATCTATATCTGCTAGGAAAAAGATATAATGCTACAGTACCAACAAGTGAGTTTACATTCTCTGATACAATAGATTTTTCAAGAAGTATAATCTTTGAGACATATATATCATATGGAGCTATATTGGCTAATCCATCATACGAGAAGATTGATATTGACCCATATAGTGTTACATCTACATTTAAAGATAATGGTACTGTAATCTATAATAGCGAGATAGAACTATCTGAATGGTCTTTAATTGACAAGCAATTAATTAAAGAGATGAGGGGAACATTGCTAGTAAAAACTGCTATGATTTCATCAGTAGAAGATAGTAACTTTAACTTGGTTGTTGAAGATAAAGAACGTGGAACAGTTAGAACGATTCCAGCTGTATATACTGTAGATAGAAAGCCATACATATCTGGTAATTCTAAGAACATGAAAATTAAAATCAAGTCTGTAAATGGCTATGGATTTCAAATTAATGCTATATCACTAGAGGGACAATATAATGGTCGCTCAACCAAATTATAAAGGAAAATATTATGGCTATTCAATCTAGTATATATGCAACAGATGGGACGACTAGAACCTATCCATCAACAAAGCACATAGCAACAAAACAACACTGTAGTGTATGGAAATTAAGAGTATCAGATAGTGTTTGGGAGATTTCAAATGTATCAGAATACTCTCTAGTTAATAACTCTGTAATATTTGTAGATGCTGTACTTACATCATTATATTCACAAGTTGAAATTAGAGTAGCAGATACATCAGATGAGCTACTAGACTCTCCAACTGATATTGCAATCGTATCTTCCAACATAGCTGACATAGGAATTGTTGCTGATGGTATTACTGGTGTTAATACTGTAGCTACTAATATAGCTTCAGTTATAACTACGTCTGCTAGTATCGCTAACGTAAATACTGTCTCAGGAAGCATTGCCAATGTTAATATTGTTGGTGGGTCAATAGTAAATGTAAATGCAGTAGCTTTAAATGCAGCAAACATCAATGTAGTAGCGTCTGATTTACTTGAGCCAGTAAGTGAAATTGATACAGTTGCAACATCAATTACTAATGTCAACACAGTTGGTTCTGCTATTGCAAATGTAAATACAGTTGCTACCAATATTACTAATGTAAATTCTGTCGCAAATACAATCGTTCCAAATATTGCAGAGATTCTGTTGGCTGATGATAATGCAATTATCGCTACAGAACAAGCCGCTATTGCCACTGCTATGGCTACTGTATGTACATCTACATACGACCAATTCGATGATAGATACTTAGGTCCAAAAGCCACTCCTCCTTTGGTTGATAACGATGGTAATGCTTTAGTATATGGTACATTGTATTTTGATACTACTCAGAACTTTATGAAAGTATGGAGTAATGCTGGATGGATTAATGCTGGTAGTTCTGTTAATGGAACAACTGAGAGATATACATATCATGCTACTGCTGGACAAACTGTATTTGCTGCTACGTATGAAGCTGGTTATATTGATGTATTCTTGAATGGTTCAAAGCTAGAGAATGGTGTAGATTTTACAGCTGTTACTGCTACTGATATTACACTGACTTCTCCAGCAGCATTGAATGATGTAGTAGACATTATTTGTTATGCAGTATTTGAGTTAAGTACAGCACCTACAAAGGACGTTGTAGCATATACTGTATCAACTGTTGCTGATTTAGCTTCTGTTCCTTCTAGCTATACTACAGCTATTGTAAAGGACTTAGATAGAGGTGGTACTTTTATTTGGTCATCAACTGGTACTGCTAATGGTGGTACTGTATTTGCAGGAGCTACTGGATTTTGGAATAGACAGTATAGTGGAGCTGTTGGTGTCGACTGGTTTGGGGCTAAAGCAACAGACTCAACTACTGCAATACAGACAGCACTCAATAATTCTACAAATGTTATATGTTCAGATAACTACACGTATAATATCTCCTCAACATTAGTTGTTCCTGATTACTGTACTTTTAGTGGGTCAGGAGAAAAAACAGTAATTAATGTTACTAACGATAATGTTGCAATATCTATAAAAGCTTATGCTGACGTATCTAAATTTAAAGTAACAAAGAGTGGAACACATACAAAGAATTTGGTAGAAGTAGGTAGCCTAACCTATCACGGTTCAAGAAGTACAGTGCATGATATGTATATCACTGGAGCTGGTAACGATGGGTTACAAATACGTGATGGAAATCTTGGGACAATTAGTAACATTGTATCTGTGTTTAATGGAAGAGATGGTATTAACTTTACAAAAGAGACACAAAATAACAACGCTTGGGTTATATCAGGAATGAATGATTTGCGCTCCAATGGTAGAGATGGATTTAACTTAGAAATGGGGGCATCATCTGGAGATGCTTATGCACCTAAATCAATTAGTGCAGATATGCTAACTACTCAGGAAAACGGTAGATATGGTGTCTATATAGGAACTAGGTCAAATAGTATTGTTGTATATTCAGAAGGGAATACGGCTATTGGAAATACTGTTAACCAAATATTCCTAGATACTCATGCAGCTGGAAATTATATAATATCAACAGAAGCTGCTATCACTGACAACTCAGCATCTCCAGCTGGAAATTTCTGTTCACATTCATACGGTGGGGCTGGCTATGATAGATTACCAATTTCAAAAGTGAAATTCGCTGGTGGTCCTGGTAAAGGATTAAGAATAAGCAATAATGATACTACATCTGGGTATTTAGACCTAGAAAAAACATCTGTTGGAAATTATAAATTTATATCTGGTGGGTATGGAGCAGAACAGACCACTACATTTACACATTTACAATATCCTACTTATGGGCATAATGTGTTGTTTAATGGATATATACAACCTAATTCATTACGTATTAATGACGACGTAGCAACCAACAAAATTGAGTTTTTAAATAATACAACAACTGGTAAATTGTCATTTTATAAATCAGCAGCTAATACATATTACTTTCAAACCTCAGCAGCAAGCGGAGGTCAAAATGTATATTTTGATTCTGCAAGCGGTTTAACAAATTGGAGATTCAATGGATTGGTAGTACCTGCTATTGATAATGCACACTCTCTTGGTGTTACTAGTTTAAGATGGTCAGTTGTCTATGCAGCTACTGGAACCATCAATACATCAGATGAAAGATTAAAAACATTTTTTGATATTGAAGAAGCTGAGATAAACTGTGCTAAAGCTTTAAAATCAATGATGAGTAAATTCAAATTTAATGATTCTGTTGACGTTAAAGGACTAGACGCAAGAATCCACTATGGAGTAGGTGCTCAATCTGTTATTGCAAAAGTAAGTGAATTTGGGTTAGACCCAATGAAATACGCATTTATTTGTTATGATAAATGGGATGAAACCGTAGAGACTTATGATACAGAAGGGAACATACTACAACAACATATTCCTGCTGGTGATAGATATGGAATTCGTTATGATGAATTGCTATGTTTCATTATAAGTGCAATGTAATGAATAAACTAAAACAATTCCTAAAATCAACAATAGTATTGATAGCTTTTTCCTCCTCTCTGCATGCTGATACATTCTTTCAGCAAGATGATAAACAAAAGCATATC